ATCATCAAAGAATTTAATAAAAAAAAAATATCATAAATTAATGGAAGATATTGATTTGGAAGTTTTACATTACTATCCAGAAGATTTTGAAATTTCTACATATCTTAAAAAATGGTTATGGTTATGTAAACCTAAATTACCTGATATTGATATTAATTTATTATTATCAAAATTATAAAAATTATAAAAAATTAATTAAACTTTACAATACATTTATCACTATTATTTTCTATTAAAATATATTTACTTATTTTTTTTTCTATAAAATAGTAAATTATTTTAACTTTATTTATTACATATTCTTTTTTCTTAATTTTATAATCATATAGTTTTATATTTTGTTTTAAAATAGTAATACATTTATTTTCATTTAGTTCTCTTAAAAATTGATTATACTTACACGGTAAATAATATATTACTAATTCTGGTATTAGATTTGTTAATTTTTCAACAGTTTTTATTGACATCATTTTATCTTTTGTAAAACTATTCTTATCATTAATATTTTCTAAACCAAAACATTTTAATAATTTATTTATGAATTCAATATCCGGTTTTACTCTAAATAGTTGATTTATCATCCCACATTTAATTAAATAAATTTTTTAATTAAAAATATTATTCTCTTATTCTCTAATTTATTTTCTTATTTTTTCTATAAGATTAAATATATTATTATTAGTTCTATTTATATCCATATATTTACCATATAAAGCAATATTCATTTGATGAAAATTTAATATTTTTATAATAATATTATTTATTTTATCTGATGTAACATCTTCATTTTTCTTTATAAATTTTTCTAATGTAAAGTTAGGATTATAAAATAGATTAGAGAATACAAAATCATTTTTAAATTGTGTTTCTTTTAATTTAATTTTTAATTGCTCTATATATTTTCTTTTATATTCATCTAAATCTTTTTTAGATAAATTATTCTTTTTTAATTTATTAAATTCATCTAAAATTAATTTAATAACATCTTTACCATTTTCATTTTTATTTAATATTAGTTTTATCATATAAAATCCATTATCTATAAAACTATTATTTGAAGTTTCTACTCTATAAACCATTCCCTTATCTTCCCTTAATAAACTTACTAGTTTTGATTTCTTTCCTTTTGCTAAAATGAAATCAAAAATACCTAAATAATCTATACCACTATCATCTCCTTTGAATGATTTAAATGTTAAAATTAACAATTGTTTATCGCTGACAGCATTTCTAACTACTAATTTATAATCAAACATATTAACATAGTTAATTGGTATTATATCTTTATTTTTAGATTTTGGAAATTTTTTTAAACATAATTCTTTTACTTTATTTTTAATATTATTATGACAACTTACAAATACATAAAATTTATCTAAATATTTTTCATTAAATTTTTTTAAATCTTTATTACTTATTTTTTTAAGATTATTTGTAGTTCCTATAACTAACCTATTGTAAGGATTTTTATCATGATAAATATTTATATCTTTATACATATCTTTATGTGTTGATGTATATACTTTTTCAGCAAATACTATTTTTCTTTCTTTTTCAATTTCATTTTTAGTAAAACTAGTATTAAATACTACTTCTTTTATTAGATTTATTACATCTTCATAACTATTTGAATCAGCTGTTATATAATATTTAGTATGGTCATAAGTAGTTGAAGCATTATATGTAAAATTTGATAATTTATCTTTTAGTTTTTTAGTATCATATTTTTTACTTTTATTATGTTTAATATGTTCTAAAAAATGAGCAATTCCATATATACCTTTTATTTCATGGATGCTCCCTATAGGGATATATATCTGTATATTAAAAATATTATTATCATTTGTAATTATCTTTAAATCTTCTTCTTTCATTTATTTTAATTAAATTTTTTATATTTATGTATATTATGGAAAATATAAAAAATAAAGAATATAATAAGCTAATAAATGATTTGTCTCAAAACTTTAAGTTTTATATTAAGAATATAAATGAACCAATTATTACAAATAAAGATAAACTAAGAAATGAAGAAATTATAGGGGATTTTTTAAAATCTTTAAATGATTTAGAAGAATATAAAATAAAATGTGATAAAAAATTTTAATTAAAATTTTTTATTAAATTAAAATGAACAAATTTGATATTGAAATTTATAATATGATTAATAAAATAATATATGAGCAGAATATTATTTTACTAAAAAAAATAGCAAAAGATTTTAACAGAGATGAAAAAATTTTAATAAAAAATTATGAAAATAAATTATATAAATAAAATTATGTAAATATTTAAAATTATTAATAAAAATTTATTGATATAATGATTTTTCATATTCAATATTAGAAGTAACTAATGTTGTTGTAAATTTATTAAATAAGAATATAGCAGTAATATAAAGAACATATAACGCACTATCATCAATATTAATTTCATTATTAGAAGGAGGATTTATATTACTTATATTATTTAGTTCTGATTTTTCTACTGGTTCTGCTGTAAATGTATTCATAGTTGAATTAGTTTCTAAAGAAGGTAGAGATTCTGCATTACCAGGTTCTCCCCCTTTTTGCTTAGTTTTTTCTTCTAACATTTTCTTAATTTTTCTATCTCTTATTTTTTTATTAGTTATTAATCTATTAAATATATCAAATGGATTAATACTTGGATCACTGATTAAATAGAATATAACAGTTATTGTTACTAATATTAATAAAAAGTTAGTTACTATTTCATGATAAGGTAATACTACTTTCTTGTCTTGTTCTTTTAAGAAACTACAGCATGCGTGTAATCTTAATATATCACTCATTTTAAGATATAAATCTTCAATTACAAAATTATTAACATCAGTTTTATCTAAAATAGTATAATTATTATCTGAATTTTTTTTATAATAATACTTTTTATCAGTTTCACTATAAGAATATATATTATATTCAGAAACTAAACTACTACTACTACTACTTGGGTCATCTTTAACTTGTTTTAAAAGGTCTAAACCTTTATGTAATTCATGTAATTTATCTAAAAATTTATTATTACTATCCAAAATAGTAGCTCTTTCAAATGCTGTATTTGCGGAACTCTTAAACCAATTTGAAAACAATAATATATTAAAGAATAATAGTATGCTAATTAAAGTTAAATTTTTTAATACTACTTTAGTAGTTTTTTCTTTTTGTTTAGGTGTTACATTAGCATTATTAGGAGGAAATACATATCCAGTAGTTAAAAATCCAATAAGTTGTAATATAGACGATATAAATACTACATAAAATAGTTTTTTTAGTCTAGTATCATGATTATGTTTTATTTTAATATCATCTAATATATCTTCTCTATATATGTGTTTATAATCTTGTATATCATCAATAGTTTCATCTAGTTTTTCAATTAAATTTTTAATATCTGTGGTTTCATATTTATTCATAATTTGTATAAATCTAGATTTGGATATAATATTACTTACTAAATATTCTTTTTTATTATTAATATTTGACCATAATTCATATCTTTCATATATAATATTAATAAGTGATTTATAATTATTAATAATTTCTAATTTAGATAACTTACCCTCTTCTTCTTTGTGATATGAAAAATATTTATAAATATATTTTATAAAATCAATTTTTTTTAAATTATAATATTTAATACGGACTATGAAAATATTACAAATAGTTTTAAATACTTCATTGTTACCCAATGTATTTTTATAAGATGTATCAATTACTTCAGTTTTTATTTTCTTATAAAAATCAGATACAGACTCTTTAATATTACTATTATCAATTTCATAAAATGTGCTTTCAATACCATTATTATTAGCACCTTTATTATACTCTAATAAACCTTCAAATCCTTCATCTATTCCAATACTACAATTTTTATTATCTTTTTCATTTTGAGACATACTATCTTGTTTTTGATGTAATAATAATTTCATTAAACAAATAATTTGACTATGATTATCTACTAAAACATTGTTAAATTTATTATCATTGATTAGTATAATTTGCTTCATTTCAGTAAAGAATTCGTTCATTTTTTTAATTTTATTATTTTTGGTGTAGTTATTATTGGTTAAATTTTCTTTATTGACTTTTTTAAAGTTAGTAATAAAACTATATAAATTACCAGAATTTATTAAAGATGTACTAAAAGTTTGAATTAAATTTTTTAGTTTTGTAATAGCACCATCACTATTATTTAATTGATTTAATTTATTAATTTTGCTTTCATTAATATCATGTTCTTGTTTAAAATATGAATTTATAGTTTCAAACATTAGATAACATACTGATATTAAAGTTCCACCATCTAATACAGTAGATTTTAATTTCCCTTTATCTTTTAAATTACTAATTGTTTTTTTATAATCTAAATCTTGATTACCACCTTCCATAAATAATGGAATTACAAAATATATATAAAATAAATAAAGTATAGTAATATATTTAATTGTTTCAATAATTTTAATAACTGTTTTATAATTTTTATCAATCTTAGTATAAAAATCAATCTCTCTATCAATTACAAAATAGTACTCAGTTTCTTTTTTAAGATGTGAATCTTCTATTCTTCTATCTTTCAAAAAATTTCTGGCACTATCACGAATATTCACTTTATATTTTTCTAAATCTACATTAGCAGTATCATTTAAAAATAGATTAATATCAGTTTGTGATATGATATATATGTCAGTGCAATTATAATTTATTCCAGAACTAGTACTATCGCAATAATCTTTCTTTCTGCTAATTATAGGTTCCACAATATTATTATAAGTTGATAAATAATCATCTACAATACTTGCCATATTTAATAAACTATTATATTCTTTTTTTGAATAAAATTTATAATTTTATTATAATATATAAATTGTAATGGCTACGAAAAATTTAGAAATAGATTTATTAAATGCTAATGAAAATATTGGAAAAAATGTATTTCAATTATTGATTATGATAATATGTTTTAGTACTTTAATATATTTTTTACTTTCGTATATTGTTAATATATTACATATATTCAAAGATTATCATCATACTTCATTAAAGGTTCATAATCACGATAAAAAGATAAAAGAAGATAATAATATATATGAAAGAGATAGTATATATTATGATAGTAATAAAAATGAAATATTAAAATCACTAAATACTATCCAAAGCAATTATAATCAACAATTTGATAAAATTAAAACATATAAAGAAAATAAAAATAGCGAATATATATTAACAGGTAAAGACACTAGATTAGATACAAATATATATAGTGAAATTAATTCTAAAGTATTAGCTGGTAAAAATGATGATTATAATTATGAAGATTCATATAATCCTGTTACATTTTTCTTTGATATTTTTAAACCAGTTAGTAATTAATTTTTAATATTTATTTTTCTTATTTTGAGTATTTATTTTATTAACATTATTATTATTTGAATTATTATTTGAAGTATTAGTATTATTATTTGAAGTATTAGTATTATTATTATTATTAGTATTATTATTATTATTATTAGTATTATTATTATTATTATTAGTATTATTATTATTATTATTAGTATTATTATTAGTATTATTATTATTATTATTAGTATTATTAGTATTGTTATTATTAGTATTTATATTTAAAGGAACTGATGAGATACCAACTTTATTATTTTTAATAAAAATTTGTTTTTCAATTTCATGAAAATGTTCTAAATCATTTTCATTAACATAAAATTGTTTTAAAATTTTTATTTTTTCTAAAGAAGAATTAAAAATTGATAAAAATCTTACATCATCAATATATGTAGCTCTTAAATTTAATAAACCTATTACACCTTGTATAATATTATATTTAAAATTAGAAACGCTTTTTTTAATATCATTTTCTTCTCTTAAATGATATTCACTCATATTAAATAAATCATTAATCAAATGATATACATCATTTCTTCCATCACCATTAATTTTCCTTTTAATCCATAAAAGTGGATAATGCTTTTCAATTGTAAGTAAATTACCTTTAATACTTAGTTTGTCTCCAGCACTAACATTACCTAATAAACACCATGTTGAGTTTAAATGCCATATATCTAAATAATTATTATTCATTCATAAATTTTAATTTATATAAATAATTTAATAAATTATTCTAAACCAAAATCAATATAATAATTTAAGTATTTATAAATAATTTATTCATAAGTATCTAATAAATTTTTTTTCAATTCTTCATGTTTTAAACTTCTAATATGCATTATATGTTCTTTGATTAACATTTCAGCATTATTCAAACAATATTCTGGTCCCCAGATTTCAATCAATTTATTTTTATTATTATACCATATGTATTTTACTTTTGATATTTGTGTTATATTAATAAAATGTCTACCTTTATGACCTATTACATATGGTACTAAATTATCTTCAATATCAAAACTACATTGACGATAATGTGTATTTATAGGTGGGTCTCTTACAGCCTCAATTTTAATACCCTTATTTTCCATCTATTCTATTATATTATATTTAATCAATTAATAGTTTTAAATATAATTATAAATTAAAAAATATTAATGTTAAAATTATTAAACTTAAAATTATTTTAAAGTTCTTAAATTTATAATAGTTTCAATTGGACTAGCAAATGATACTTTTTTATTATTACTATAATTTTCATAACGATTATCATTATTAGTTGAATTATCATTATTAGTATTATTAGTATTATTTAAATCTCCACTATTTTTATTAATTATGATATAAAGCATAAAAATTATACTTGAAATAAAAAATATTTTAATACAAAGATTTTTATTATTTTGTATTAACATTTCTTTAATTTATTATTTAAAATTTATTTTAATAAAAAATTTATATTAAAAAATTTATATTAAAAAATTTATATTAAAAAATTTATTTTTTTTTAAAAATAAACCAACGATTTAAGAAACTATATTCTTGATTATTTTTATCTAATTTAATAGAATTTTTTTTATTGTAAAGTTTATATATTTCCTCAAATGAACCAGTAGAACTTCCAACACTTTCTAATTTTATGTTTTTTAGTTCATTACTTTCAACTGGAAATATATTTCTTTTTGCTAATTCATATTTTAATAATTCATAATCTACTAAATATTCATCTAATTCTTGATTTATAGTTTCTATATATACCGATATTTTTTGCCCTATATTATCTAATGGTTTATCTTGATTAAAATCATTAAATTTATTAAATTTTTTCTTAATTGACCATAATAATCTATTACCTACTTTTGCTTCAATAACATCTTTTTTACTTGATTTAAATTTTTGATTAACCAAATAACCATCTAAACATACACCAAAAAAGTAACCTCCACTTTTTAGTATCATATCTATATTATGAATTACATTTCTTAAAGAATCTATATTATCAAACATATAATGTATAGCAAACATACAACTTACCAAATCAAATTGTTTATTTATCCTTTTATGATATTTAACTAATATACTATCACTAATTTGACTTTTATTAGTAAAACCAAAGAATATACTTGCTAAATTTCTAAACATTTTATCATTTAAAGATACTATATAATCTCTATTCCATTTCTTACTAGCATCTAACTGAAGAAATAACATTTTTTGTTTATTATTTTTATTATCTCTAATAACAGAATTATATCTCTTATAAATTCCACTTCTCACATTCATTAAATTATCTTTATTTATATCAGAGGCTATAACAGTTTTATAATCTGCTTTTATCCACTTAAACAAATCACCACCTTGACCGCATGCGATATCAAATAGCGATTTTTCCCCTTTAAATCTATCATACATAAATAAATTTTTAACATGATAATTATGAAAATTTAGTAATGGTTTCAATAAACTTTTATTTCTATCAATCTCTCTAGCATAATAGATATCATTTTCTATTTTATCTTTAGTATCTTTTTCAATAGAGGCTATTTCTTTACCAGTTATTAAATCATATGTAACTGGTTTGTTTATAGAACTCCATACATTTTGAGCAGTTGTATAATCATTTGCAGTTCCACTAATACTTCCAGAATTTTTATATAATTCAGTTTTATCAGTTCTAATTCTATTAGGTTTCCATCTTAAATAATCTGGTTCATTAGGATTATAAGAAAATTCAATTATAGTATTATCAAATATTTGTTCATTTTCACTGGTTAAAAGTTTATTATCTTTATAAATTATATTACATTGAGCAAATTCTTTTAATCCATATACTTTATCTTCAAAATCTCTATTCAATATTTTTAATATATCAATTTCTATATTTTCATTATAACCTACAAATAATTTACATAACATTGATAATTGTCCATCAACCATAATATCACCTTGAAATGATATTAAAAAATCAATAGTATTTTCTTCTGGTGGTTTCCATTTAAAAACTCTATTCCAACTACCGAATATTTTAGGTTCATCATCTTCTGTTAAACCACCAACTGGTAATAATGTGGGTGTAAATATTAAACCATCTATCTTATAACTATCTAAATTTTTAAACTTTTCTAAAATCTTCTTAGAACTTTTAAATATATTATTTGAGTAAAATTCTTTTGCTCTAACTTCTAAATCTTTTAAACCATCTTTATTTTTTGTATTTTCTTTTGTAAATCCTGTTTTAATAAAGTCTTTTAATAAATTTAATCTAGTTTTACCATTATCTTTAATTAATGGATATTTACTAACATTATTCTTATTTAAAAAATATATATCAAATGCCAAATATAAATTCATAGAATTACCATATTTGTCATTTGTTACATATTCACCATCAATTATAGTATTAATAACATTATGTGTTAATCCAGTATATTTAATAGATAATCTATTATTAATTAAATACACTCTTTTATCAGTATGAACATATAGAAGAAATCTTTCACCATCAGCTTTATCAGTAACACAATAATTTTCATATACAGAAACTATTGAATTTTCAACTATATTTTCTAATTCTAATGTTTTAGGTTGAACACCTACAAAATACTTTTTAGAGTTTTTCTTTATAATTGATAAATCTTTATTCACTCCTTTTTCATTTGAAATATTTAAATAATTTAATATAACATCTTCTTCTTCATTACTTTTTAATATAAATCTATTACTATCTAATATTATCAAAATATTACCAATAATTGAAAATAACTCTTTAATAATATTTTTAATTTTAGTATCTCTATTTTTTTGACTTGTAGGATTAGAACTATTATCTAATTCTATTTCTTTATTATTAAGTTCTATTTCAATTTCATATGTTGATTTCTTTTCTAATAATTTACCCTCGACAATACTTAAAGAATTAATAGATGATTTTAAGATAGTTAAATCAACTTTGAAAAACTTACTTTTTGATAAAAATGAGAATCTTTTTTTATATCTATAATTCTTTTTTTGTTTGGATAATTTGCTATTCAAGATTTCAATAACTTCATTATCATCCAAAAATGTATCGTATTTTAATGTAAATTTTAAAAAATCATAATTCGATAAAACTAAAGGTTCAAAATTACCTAAACTTTTATCAACAAACTTTTTCTCACCATAATCAGTAGTTAAAGGGTCAATAATATTTGTTTTACAATAATTTAATATATGTTTTTCTTGTATAGTCGTTCTGTAATTACTATATTTATTAATTTTACCAGATGAAAGACGAATATCTAAACTGGTGCTATTATCATTTAAAGAAAAGTTATGATTATTTTGAAAATATTTAAAGATTTGAGTAAATTTATCAATATTTAATTTTTTAAAATTATTTTTGTATATACACTCAAACTCGTAATCATTATTTTCTACAGAAAACAAAATATAGTCATATATTTTTTTGTAATTCTCTGAAGAAATATCCATTTCTCTATTAATAAATACAAATATTATTAAATCTTAAAAATAATAATTTAACTTTATATAAAATAATCAGTTTATTTTCTATATACCTTTATTATTCTACCTTATTATTCCACCTTACCGATTTATTATGCTAATTAATTTAAATGAAATTTATTAAATCAAATTTTATTTTATAAAAATAAAGAACATGTTTCCACTATTTTATTTATAATTTCATTTTTAGTTTTATATTGTTGACATATCTTAAATGTATTCTGTATATTTCTAATATCATCAATTTTCATTTTCTTCAAATCTTTTTCATAATAAAATTGTAAATGATTATTTTTAATTAAATTAATATCATCTATATCTTTATTAAATTTATAAACTTTTTTAGAGTCATTATTTTTATCTAATACATCATATTTATCAAATAATAAATATATACTTCCAAAATTGCCAAATATTTTATAAATATTATTTGATATAAAAACAATATTAATTTTAAAAACATTACAAATAATTTTAATTAATTCATCACTTATAATTTCATCAGTATTATAAACATATAATTGCGTATTGATAAGACTTTGTAATTTCTTATATGAGCGAGATATGCTTAATAAGAAATCTTTATTTTTAGGATCATTAATGAAATTAAGAATAGTATCTTTAAAAGATTTTAAATCATCATTATCAATCAAACCTCTTAGATATAAAGAGGATGTTAATTCAGTAATAAATGAATTGATTTTAAATTTTTTTTGAACTTCTTTTTTATTTAATGTTTTTATTTGTTTAGTATCATGTTTTGTATTATTATTATTATTATTATTATTCATAATATTCATATTGTTTAATGTGTTTTTTTTACCATACAATAAACTTTTTAAATTAATATCATGAAATACATTATCAATAGAAGGATGTATTACATGATGTAAAACAATAACTTTTGGTTCAGAAAATACTTTATTATTTTTTAAATTATCACTAATATCAGTTAATGTTATTGACATTACCTCTCTATACCTCTCTATACCTTTCTAACGTAATATAGCAAATAAAAATTGCGAATATATATATAAAACGTAAAATATTTTTAAGTCCTTTTCATTCCAAATTTAATTAAATAAATATTTATCATACGATAACTCATAAGAAGTATTAGTATTATCATTTATATTCAAATAAATCCTATTATATTTCTTTAAAATATTTACAAACTTATTTATCTCTTTTTTTTTCTTCTTTTTTAAACTTATATTATTTAGACATCCAATACCTTCTAAATTTTCATATTCTTTAAAATTATATATTAAATCTATATTATTATTATTAAAATTATTTATTAAATTATTCTCATATAAAATTTTATTATCTAATACTTCCTTATTATCACTACAATAAATTATGTAATTATTTATTTCATCCATAAAATCTTTATCAAAATTTTTAAGATTTATAAATATTCCATTACTATTTGATGTATAATCTATATTTTTATTTTTTATTAAATTAAATACTTCTTTCATCTCTAGATCTGATAGATTATTTATTTTTTTTATTAAATCCTTTTTCTCTTTTGTAGTTATATCATTTTTTTTATCATTTATTTCTAAAATTTCATTTGTTTTTAAACCATTATTAATAGGTTCTAAATCTTTATTATTATTTATTATCATTTAATATTATAATAAATAATATTAATTAATAAAAAAAACGAACTAAAATAAAACGAACTAAATTAAATTTATTAAATTTATTAAATTTATTATATAATTTATAACTCTTTTGCTTTATGATGTTTAACTAAGGATATGTCATCTTTTACAGATTTATCTATTACAGATTTATCTATTACAGATTTAATACATTGAAAACAAATGTGTTTATTATTATATTTACCTTTACCAATTAAATAATAAGGTTCTAAATCATTTTGAAAATTTATAGTAATATTACATTTACAACATTTATAAACATGATAACTCATTATATTTCCCATTTAATTAACTAAAATCTTTTTTCTTTTTTTTAATTTTTTCTTATCTTTCTTTTGTAATAAATTTTTTAATAAAATAGCACAACAACTTGTTCCTAAGTTAAGAACATTGTTTAAATCTAAATTACCATTTGAAGCATCTACTACTAAATCAATAGTTTCATCTATAGTTCCTGAATTAATCATTTCTAAACATATATTTTTTTCAACATCTGATATTTCATTATCATCTTGTATATATTTTTTAATCATTTGAATTACTAAATTTTTCTTTTCTTTACCACTAATATCATTATCTAAAAATTCAACAACCTCTATTGCTATTTTTAAAATTTTTATTACGTTTCTAGAATTTAATTGAAAAGCATTTAATTCTTTTACTTTATTCTCAAATATAGAATATACATTTTTGAATTCCATTTATTTAATAAACATAAATTTTTAATAAAAATTATAAATCTTATTAACTATTATTTTGTAGTAACTTAATTATTATTATTATAAAATTTAATTCATTAATTCTTCTAATTTCCAATATTCTTTGTTTCCATTTGGCATTACTCTACATATCATGAATGGTAGTTTATTCAGTTTAAACTCCTTCATTACTATTTCATCTATATCTGATATATCTTGTAGTTCTGCCTCACTTAAATATGAATTTGAACCATTTACTAATTGTTGTTTTCTCAATCCAATTATACTTGTTTTTTCATAAATACTTAATCTATTAAAACTTTTTCTCTTTTTTGTATTCTTTATAGAATCATTATAAGTTATTATTGAACTATTTGTCTGTGTAGATGTAGTATTCATATTATTTATAATTTTATAAATATTTTTAAATAAAATAATCAAATTTTATTTAATCAAATTTTTTTTAATCAAATTTTTTTAATTAAATTTAATTAAATTTATTTAATTTTTCCAAAAATGCTCACAATGGACACAATAGTAGATAAATTTTAAATTCTCTTTATCATATTTACTATATATTACTTCATTATCTTTATCTGCAGTCTTACTACATTTTTTATTTGGACACTTTATATTATTCACCCTTGGTAATGTTGGATCATATTTAATATTTGTATTTATACTATTATCTACATCTATATCATCATTATCATAATTATTCTCAATTATAATCATACTACTATTAGTTTTTACTTTTATTATGTTATTACAATTTTTACAATAATTTTGTAATTCTTCATTATCATATTTGATATATAACATATTATCACAAATATTACAAAAATCCATTTTGTATTTATTAAATATTTTAATTAAAAATATTTAAATCAAATTTTAAAATGTGATTTAATATTTATTTATAATAATATCAACTTTATTTATAATAATATCAACTTTATTTATAAATATATTAGTATTATATTAAAATGATTATACCAGTTAGATGTTTTACATGCTCTAAAGTTATTGCTGACCTATGGGAAGAATATACAAAAAAAGTAAATTCACAAACCGATATAAAAAATAAAAAATATACATTAGAAGAAATTACTATTAAAAGTGATGAAGACCCATTAAAATATTTTGATGATAATCATAAAAATAAGATACTAAATGAATTAGGTATTACTAAAATGTGCTGTAGAAGACATTTCTTAGGTCATGTTGATTTAATTGATGTTATTTAACTAAAATAATATCTACCCAATATATAATTTTATCTAATAAGTTCATTTTTTCAATATTTTTTATAAAATTATAAATTAAAGAAACAAATGAATAATACTATATCGCAAATTAGTTCTTCTATGAATCAATTTAGTCCTACTGATAAAATAAATGATTTGTATAAAATAATTAATAATAATTATGCTGATACAAGCTCTTCAATATATAATGAAATACTTAATAGAGAAAAAGATATGAAAGACCTTATTGAAAGAGTAGTAGAATACAAAGATAAAGAAAAATTATCTGAACAATTTACACAAAAATCTATTGCTGATGTTAGTAATAATTTATTTAAAACATTAAATAAAATTTTAGAAGAAAGTACAGATGATAATAATATTTCATTTAAAAAAATAAAAGAAGTTGTTAATAAAGAAGATAGAAGAATTTATTTAGGTTTATTTTTAGTTATTATGGCTGTATCATTATTGCTAATTGAAGTAAGTGATAAAATATGATTATTATCTAATTATAAATGTTTGTAAATAATAATAATGAATAATAATACCCCTTATAATATTTTATCTAGTAAATATTCACTACTATTTTTTATTATTATAGCATTCATATATAATGTAATCGTGTATAAAAATAGTGTTATATTAACTATAATGTTTTTCATTATAATATATATTTTCAATTTGTATAACATTAAAGAAAAAATAAATAATAAACTTTTTAAAACAGATGAAGAAGTAAAAAAAAAATTTATTAATGATGTTGTTGAGGAAGATATAAGTTATCATAAAAATAAAAGATTTTATCTAAATAATCCTAATATTTATAAAATTTATAAAAAACCTAGAGACTTTTATTTTCTTAAAAATAATGAATTCTTTGAAGAAATTATATTTAATCTTAGATTTGTTGAAAAATATGATAAAGGAGATTTCTTAAGAATGATTACTCTTATGGACGCATTTTTAAAAACCTATTATTACATTATAAATGATAAATATGATTATAGTTATATTGATATATTAGTTGATATTAGATTAGAATTATTAAATACTATTAATAACTTCATGATTGATGCTCCAATGTTTTCAAAAGATAAAAATAAACGATTAGATAAAATAATTCATAAAAATCAACTAAAAGTTCAATCTTACACCTATAAAAAACTAAAGAATTTAAGTAATAAATTCCCCCAATTTAAACCTAATAATCCTAAGGGATATAATGATGTTACTATCAATGATAATTATAATATAATTATTTAGATTACTTAAAATTATTAAAAATTGCTTATAATTATTAAAGATTATTAAAGATTATTATACTAAATTTAATATAAAATTCCTCGTTATTAATGACACTTACTCGTTTTTGATTTATTTTTATTATATTTTAAATATTTAAAATGTCTTTATCAGTTTTACAACCTAGTGAATTAATATTTACTAATTTTATTAATAATAATAATATTATGTTAGATAATGATTATGAAACAATTAAAAATTATTACAACTATAATTTTCTAGATATTAAAAAAGATAATAAGTATTTTCCTTATTTCAATTTGTTTAAAAAATATTATAGTTTTAAAAACAAAATAAATTTAATTTATTACATAATAATAATTTATTATTTTGATAAAAATATTTTATTAAATTTTATCCGTTTTTATACATCTAAAATATATTTTTATAAATTCAATACTAAACATATACTAAAATATAATACTATTAGAAATAGATGTAAAAATGAATTAATATTATATTTAAAAAAAAATATTGATGTAGATTATAAAAACTTTTTATTTTTCATATATTGTATTCAAAATTATATTTAATTTTTTTCATATATTAAATTTTTTATAATTAGTTATATTTATATTTATCATCAACAATATCTGTGGTTTTTTTTAAATTTTTAATATTATTAATAATTAATAATATGGACAATTTAGAAACTAAAAATATTGATTGGTCTATTATAGATGCTTTTTTTAGTAGTAATAAATATTATTTTACTAATCCTCAAATTGAATCTTTTAATGATTTTGTTGGTAATAAGTTACCATATACTATCAAAACTTTGAACCCTTTCACTATGTTGAAGAAAAATCAAGATACTAATGATTTAATGTATGAAGTTAATGTTTATATAGGAGGTAAAGAAGGTGATAAAATATATTTAGGCAAACCTATTCTACATGAGAATAAAAAAAATAAACCCTTATATCCTAATGAAGCCAAACTTAAAGATTTAAATTATTGTTCTGATTTATATGCCGATATTTATATTGAATATATATCACACAAAGATAATAAAATCACTAATAAAGAATTTAATAATACTAAAATCGGTCTAATACCTATTATGGTTCATTCTAATTTATGTATTTTAAATAATCAATTATCAACTATATTAACTGAAATGGGTGAATGTCCATATGATCAAGGTGGTTATTTTATTATTAGTGGTAAAGAAAAGGTTATTATTAGTCAAGAAAGAATTGCTACTAATAAATTATTTATTAGCAAATCTAAAGAACATTTTTCATATGAGGCTTATATTAGATGTACATCACAAGATAATGTATTATTCCCTAAAACAATTAAATTCGGTATATATGATGATGATAATGCTAGAAATAATGCCATTGTGATAACATGCCCTAATATTGATAAACAGATACCATTATTTATTATGTTTAGAGCATTAGGTATTGAAAGTGATAAAGAAATACTTAGTTATATATTATACGATATTGAAGTAATATCTCCAAATAATAAAAACACTCCTAAATATAATAGTATTAAAAAGTTTTTAGATGTTCTAAGATATTCTATAGTTGAATCAAATGATATATATAATCAACATCAAGCATTACAATATTTATCACAATATACAACTTATAAAAATATAGATAATATTAAATATATTATTACTAATGATTTCTTACCTAATGTAGGAAAAGATTTTAATAATAAAGCATTCTTTCTAGGTTATTTAATTAATACACTAGTAAAAGCAAAATTAGGAATTATAGGAGAAACTAATAAAGATAATTATTTATATAAAAGAGTTGATTTAGCAGGATATCAGTTATCTAATCTTTTTAGAGACTTTTATAATAAACTTCGTAACAACATTAAAAATATAATGGATAGAGAATATAATTATGGTTATTGGAAAAACTCTGGAGATATATCAAATCTTATTAATGAAAATAACTCTAAAAGAATATTTGATGCTAAAATTATTACTGAAGGTATGATTAAATCCTTAAAAGGTAATTGGGGTATGTTAAATGACCCTAATAAAATGGGTATAGTCCAAGACTTAAATCGCCTATCTTATTTAGGTTATTTATCTCATACAAGAAGAATTAATACCCCTATTGATAGAAGTATTAAGTTATTAGAACCCCATAGATTAAATGGTGCTCAATTTGGTTCTATGTGTCCAGTTGAATCTCCAGATGGTGGTAATATTGGTCTTCTTAAACACTTTCCTATTATGACCATAGTATCATATGATATTGAAATTGATGATATATTAGAATGCTTAATAGATAATAATATGATTTTATTAAAAGATATAGCACCTATTGACGTTATAAAATCTACTAAAATATTTATAAATAGTAATTGGTTAGGTATTCATTTTGAACCAAAATATATTTATGATTTATTATTAAATCTTAGAAGAATTGGAGTATTTGATAAAACTATATCTATATCATGGTATATACAAGAACATGAAATACATATATTAACTGATTCTGGTAGAGTTTTAAGACCATTATATATATCAAATGATAATGAATTGTTATTAGATAAATCATCTATATTACCTAAAATTAAGAAAAGTGAATTTGAATGGAAAGATTTAATTGATAAAAAAAATAATTTTATTACAAAATATAGTAAGGAATTATTAAGAAAATTTGCTAAAAACGATAAAACAGAAAAAGATGATATTACTAAAAATCTTCATAAACTTTATGTAGATTTTAATAAATTTAAAAAACATATTAATCTCATAGAATATATTGATATTGAAGAAACTAATAATTCTTTAATTGCTATGAATAGAAGTTATCTTGAAAACAAATTATATCATTATACACATTGTGAATTAGACCCTTCAACTATATTAAGTGTATATTCTAATGTTATTCCCTTTTCTGATCATAACCCATATCCCAGAAACGCATTTGGTGCTCAACAAGGAAAACAAGCAATTGGTGTTTATGCTACTAATTTTAATAATAGAATTGATACTGCTAGTTATATAATTCATTATCCTCAAAGAGCATTAGTACATACTAAATATACTAAATATACACATAATGAAGAATTACCTAATGGTGAAAACTTAATAGTAGCTATTGCTACCTATACTGGTTTCAATCAAGAAGATTCAATTATAGTTAATAAATCTTCTATTCAAAGAGGGATGTTTAATATTACTAAATTTAAATCATTTATTGATGAAGAAACTATAAATAAAAATGATAATGAGAAAACAATATTTCAAAGTCCTATTGAATTAGTAAATAGTGGAACTCCTATGAAATTCAAACTTGCCAACTGGGAACATATTGATGAAAATGGATTACCTAAAGTAAATTCATATATTAATGAAGAGGATATATTATTAGGTAAAGTTAAAATTATAGATAAAGAACAAGAAAATGAAAATATATTCTCAAAAAAAATATTAAAAAGAGATTATGTCGATAGTTCTATAGTTGGTGATAAAACTAAAAAGGGTTTCATTGATAAAGTATTTTTATATAAAAATGAAAAAAATTTAAATAAAATTAAAATGCGTTTTAGAAAAACTATGATACCAGAATTAGGTGATAAAATGTCCTCGCGTGCTGGACAAAAAGGGGTATGTGGTATGATTTATGCTCAAGAGGATATGCCATTTAATAAAGATGGTGTTGTACCAGATATTATTATTAATCCTCATGCTATACCTAGTAGAATGACTATTGGTCATTTAATTGAATGTGTATTATGTAAATTAGGTTGTAAGTATGCTGTTTCTGTTGATGGAACTACATTTAATAATCAAAGAACTAAAAAATTGTTTAATTTATTAGATAAAAAAGATATTCATAAATATGGTGATGAAATTATGTATAATGGTTTTACCGGTGAACAGATGCCATGTCATATATTCTTTGGACCCACCTACTATTATCGTTTAAAACATATAGTATCTGATAAAGTTAATTATAGAAATGATGATGGTCCTATTACTGCTGTAACTAAACAACCTACAAAAGGTCGTGCTAATGGAGGAGGTCTAAGAATAGGTGAAATGGAAACTAATGCTATATTAGGTCATGGTATTTCATCTTTCTTGAAAGAAAGTATGATGGAACGTTCTGATAAATTTAATTATTCTATTGAGAATGAAAATGGAACTATTGCTATCAATACTCGTAATAATATTCTTAGCACATTTAAAGATAGTGATAATTTAGATTTCTCTCACATTGAAACACCTTACTCTTTAAAATTACTTTTACAAGAAATTGAAGCATTCTCTATTAAAACTTCATTATATAATAATACTGATAATGAAACTGATGATAATATTGAAAACAGTTTATTAATAAATCATGAAGATATTATTGATAATATAAAATTTTAATAAAAAATTTTAATATTATTTTTTTTCATTAATTATTATTGTTTTATTCATCATCATCATCTAATATATGCCTATTTATATAATGACTTTCTTTTTCAATAAATAATTGTAAATTTTTTTTACATAATTCTTCAAAATATTTTGTATTAATAAATTTGTAATGAATGATATTATAAACTTCATGATTTTTCCATTCTACTATTTCAATAGTATAATTATATTTATATTCAGTAGTAGAATTATAAAATGACGGAAAATCATTATAATCTTTATGAATTATTAATGGATATTTATTTTCTTCATATCTTTTAAAAGACCTTAAAAAATTAAATATATTAACCCAATATCCATCATTAAATTTTTTTGATTTTCCATATTGGTATATATCTTCTGCTACTAATGTTAAATTTTCCAATGGTTGATATATTTCATCATTTGATTTTCCATTATAAACATTTGATTTATTATGACTAATATTTAAGTTTTGTTTAGGTTCCAATTTTATTTTTGGATTTTCAACCCTTTTGTTAACATTGGGATTTTCAATCCTTTTGTTAACATTGAAATTTTCAATCCTTTTGTTAACATTGAAATTTTCAATATCTCTATTAATTTTTTTTGGCCTGCTTTTACTTCTTCTAGTCCTAATCTTATGATTATTGTTTTTAAAATTTTGAGTTTCCATAACTCATCTAATTTAATAAAAAATTTTGTATTTTTGTTATTTGTATTTTTGTTATTTCTATTATTATTAAAGAATTATTATAAAATGATTAGAGTATATTAAACTAGTCTATGATTATTTATATATAGTCTGTTATTTCTAAATCTTTTTTATTTTTGTATTTTATTTTATCATCCTCATAGTAGTTAGGAATGCCGAAATAAAAGTGTACGTAGTAATTATTTTTATTTTTATTACCTGATATTTTTTCTAATACCAATTGTTTAAATAATGAACCCTTTTTATAGGTTTTATGAACTCTTTTGAATTCTTTATTATAATTATTAATCAATACTAACATTTCATTCAAATGATTATAGTTGTTTTCATAACCTTTTATTAATTCTAATGACCTTAGCATATCTGATATACATGTATAATAACCAGTAATTAGTAAATTTACTTCTTTATCTAACTCATTTGATTTATATCTTTTGTAAATCTTAAGTTTGAATTCTTCTTTTGTAATTTCGCCTTTGATATAATCTCTTCTTTCATGACTATTAAGAATGAATATATCATTTTCGTCTAACATATTACCACGTAACATATTGTCTTCATGTAAAACTGCCCATCTTATGATTTCTCTTATAATTATTTTAAGATTAATAAAATTTAAAAAGTCAAAACGTTTTGTATCCCTACTAACAAAGATATATTGAATGCCACCACATGCGACATCGTTTATTTCTCTATGTAATTTACCTTGCTTTCTTAACTCTTTAACAGCATCAGGTTGATGAATTAATCCACCAATCTGTTTAATACCAGTTGAGTATGAAAACACTATCTTACACAAAGGACAATATACTTGGTCACATCCATAAGTGCGATGAATTCTTTCATTACAATCTGGACATGGTTTTGATGTTGCTAAAGCTAATCTAATTGTCTTTAAAGTTTCTTCATTACATACATGATTATCACCTTTAACCTCACGACATTTATTACATGTCGTAGTTTTACATTTATTACACTTCCAATCGCTGTCTAAAAAACCATCACAATTGTTATGCATACATTTTTCAACTGCCTTTTTCTTTTTAATTTTAGGATTCACTTTAGAATTAATATTTATATAAATCTCTCTAACAATATCATTTACCTTTTTCAAATTCAAATTCAGTCTTTTATTATATTCATCATTTTTAATAGTTAAACATCTTCTATCATCATCAGTAAGATAAGGACATCTTAAAAACATTTTCTTACAATTACACTTATTTTTATGTTTCTCTCTTTCTTCTTTTTTAAAATCTAAAAATTCTTTATTTATTATATTATAATCAGCATTGAGAATACGAACTTGTCTATTCAAATCTTTTAATAATTCTTCTCTTTCAATTTCATTTTGAGTTTCAGCAAACATAGACATTTCATTCTTAAAATATACTTCCATTTGATGCTCTTTGAAACCATCATCCTTATATGAACCAGTAGAGTTTATAAAAGTATCATAGTGAGCATTTTTAATAATTTCAAACTTTTGAGGTTTGTTACAAAACATACAATCAATAACATCTTTTGACAATAAATAGGTTTGATGACATTTACGACAACAAACTTCACCACAATCAATACATTCAACTTTCTTCCTGGAAGACTTGTTGAATTTCTCACAACAAATACTACAATCAGACATCCTTAAAAATTTAATAAAATCAAAACAACACTATCAAGAAACTCACACAAGTAAGCTACTCTAACACAATATAGTTTTTTTAGGACACAAAACTTTTTCACATTTTAGAATATAAAAAGTAATCCATATTAAAAATAATCCAAACTAAAATGTGAAAGTTGTAATAGAGATTAGGAAGTCATTAAATACTAATAATGCCTCCTGATATACTTACTCTAACTTACTCTTACTTGTGGTATCCACCTTAACCGATTGCCACAATGGGTTCAAAGCATAACTCACACTAAAATGTGAAAAGTTGTAAATGCTTCAATATGATTGCGTATGCGTCTCAATGAGAAGACCTTTGATTGAGAGATACCCATTGCAAATAGACTAACCATCTATGCTGATGCGATGTGAATTCTGGCCTACCCTAATCTTTTTATCTAATGATGTGGGAAGAATTAATAGTTTAGATAGAGGATGTTATACTAACAATAGCGTTCTAAGTAGAACCTCACGTTCTTACCCCCTTAATTATGACTTCATAATGATTTGATTCACAATCAGTTTTAAGGTTGGAACTGAATTATTTGAAATTCATCACCCCTTTGAAAATTGCCGAGTATAGAATATCTCTCACGATATAGATGACATATCCTAGAAAAGCAATTTTCTTATTATTTGAAACACTACATTGTGAGCATACTTTAAGAGTTGTATACGCAAAATGTCTACAAAAAATTTGTCGAACTGTATAATGGGTTCTAATGTGGAAACAACAAAAATTTCCATTGATGAAATGACTGTTGAACAACTGAGAGAAGCTCTTGAAAAGAAGATGCTTCATGAGAAAGAGATCATGGAAAAGAAGGAAGAGAAGAATGAGATAGATGCTAAATGCATCTATTGTCAAGATGAACCAGAACTTCCTGTGTACTGGAATGGTATTGACCTTAATTGGTCGCGAGAATGTGATACATCCAGGATTAGACCATGTCCAGCATCAAAATCTCAACCCCATTGTTTGAGATGTGGAAGGCAACATATGAACATGTTGAAGGAACAAGGAAGACGTAGTTTTCGTTGCTGGAGTGGTTGTTGTAGAATTGATATGTATGGTTACAGAACATATGGACCATTCGAACGTGACCCAAATGATCATGCATGGAAAGAGATGTATCAAATGATGGATAGTTACAATATCGGTGTTACAAAATGCCGTTTATGTAACAAAGATTGCAAATCTGTCATGAATCTGTCTTCTCATATCAAGAGTGATTGTCCAAAGAGACATGTCAAGTGTGACATTTGCAGTGTATCTGTAAGATTTGAGAATCTACAGAATCACAAGATGAAATGCTACAAGTTCTGTAAGTTCTGTGGTCCTGGTCTCAAAACCGAATACAAGATTGGTGTTGATGGTAAAACAACTGATCACAAATGCCCTCACAAACCCATCGCAAAATGCAACTTCTGCCATGAACCAATCACTCTTCTCAACTTTCATTCAAAGCATTCAAAATGTATGTTTATCAAAAAGAGAGAACTCTCAAATGCTTCAAGTGTTAGTTCATCTGATAGAAAGAATTGGAATTGTATCCCAGTGACCATTCAAGTCAAGACAGAGTTCATACCGGTTTACAACTACAATATACCAGATACAATAGACTCAACAGAACCAACAGACGAAGAAACTTTTTAAAATCAAAAAACCAAATAACCCAAAAAAATCAAAAAACCAAATAACCCAAAAAATCAAAAAACCAAATAACCCAAAAAATCAAAAAACCAAATAACCCAAAAAATCAAAAAACCCAAAAAATAAAAATTTTTTATTATTCTTCCCCTGTTTCGTTACTCTCATCATCTTTTTCTTTCTTAGGTTCTTTATTATCCTTTTTAGATTTATCATCATCTTCTTTTTCTTTCTTAGATTTTTTATTATCCTTTTTTGATTTAGATTTATCGTCTACTTTTGACTTCTTATTCTTAGCTTCATCTTTTTCTCTAATATATATATGCCATAAGTAGTTCTGCTGTGTTCCAACACTATGACCCATAATATCTGCTATTTTTTTCCTATCTGTTCCACTTTTCTGTTCTAATTTTAAATCTGGTCTTGAAATATAAATATGTCTTAATGTTGATAGACTAATATTTTTCTTCTTAAATATCTCTTTTAAGTTTCTATTTGCCCATTTATTAAATGTATTCGGTTTATCATATGGTTCTCCATTTTTTTGAATAAATAAATACTTTCTAGGTTGTTTTTCCAAACTATTTTTTATTTCATCAACCAGTTTTTTTGGTAAATCTATCTTATTATCTTTATAAGTTTTTGATGTCTTATATTTTCTTATAACTAAATATGGTTTTTTATTCATTATTAGATAATTATCTTCTTTTACCTCATCCTCATTTTTATATATACCTACCTTATCATAATCACTCCTTAATGGTGGTATTAAAGTATACATAGATAAAAGTAATCTTCTAATTGAACTTTTTTTTAATTTGTCACGAGTATCTACCAATTCTTTAAAAGTTACAAAACCTTCTTCTTGTCTTTTAGTAGGTTTGTTAGAATTATATTTTTCATTAATTGGTAATCTTACTAATTTATGTATTTCATCCCATTTCATATATAAGTCTGGATATTTTTGTTTCATTCCTGGTGTCTGTATAAATAATGATTTTAATGCTGTAACATATCCATCTTTCGCATGCATACTTAATTTATTTTTATCTAATCTACCACCAGTCTTATTTACAAATTCTTCTAATTTTTCCATAAATGAATCCGGGTGTCTTAATATATAATGTAAACATTTTCCTTTACCTACTTTATTTTTTAATGACTTACAATTTTTCCATATATCATTTTGGATTACATCTAATCTTGATAAGTATACACTCTTTGTATTTTCACTTAAAAATTTTGAATTCTTTAAATATTTAATATATGTCTTATCACGCATATCTTTACTTTAAAAAAATAAAAAAATAAATTAATACAAATTTAAAACCTAATAAGATAATTAAAACTTAATAACATAATAATTTTTTAGAAATATTCCTTAATTCTATTTTCATTCGGGATGTATTCTTCACAATCATTAAATGTTTTATTAGTACATTTTTCATTAATAATATCTTCATCATTTTGATTATCATCATTTTGATTAGTATTATTTTGATTAGTATTATTTGGTTCATATTCATAATATGATGATGAATTTAAATCTAAATCTTCACTAGGAATTAATGTATAATCATGTTTTTTACGAAACATACATAAAATTACAACAAAACTAAATAATATTAATGTAAGTTGTACATATACATAAAACATCACATCATTTAATACTATACTTTCTAACATTATAATTTTTAACAAATTTTAATAAATTTTAATTTATAATCTATATATTATTTTTATATAAAATTTTAAATAATATTTTAAATTATTATATTTTTAAAATTATTTTATATAAATGAAAAATATAATAATATGAGTTATTATTGGTTTTGTAATGATGTATGTAATAAATCAAATATTATCAAAATGTTGGATATCAAATAATACTAAAAAATTTCATAATGAACTAATTAATAAATTAGTTAGACAAACAGCACGATGGTCAACAGCAGCAAGTCAAGATGATAATCCAGTTATAGAAGTTTTACATGCTAATTATGCTGCTGGATATCTATGGGCATTAAAGGATATTGCTACAAATAAAGATATTGAAAATGTGACAAAAATAGATATGAATAAATTTCAAAAAAATGTTGTAGATATACAAGATAAAGCTAATAAAAAATTAGTTAAATTATGTCCAAATTTTATTAAAACTGATAATATCTATTTAGCTAAAATTGGTGGCGAAGCCTAGGTTTAAATAATATAACAATCTTGCACTCTATATTTATAATATTCATTTTCCTTATCACAATTATTATGAAGATTATTTACTAGTTTTTGTGCTAGTATATTATCATTTGGTTTTATATTATATAAAAAATCATTTAATTTACTACATAAAGTATTATTTTTATCATAACTATAAAAATCTAAATCCCTATAATTACAAATAAAATTATGAATTTTATGATTATTATGATCATGAGCATTATTTTCTAAATATCTAGTATTAAAATTATAATTATTAGCATATAAAACTGGTAAATCAGGATTTAAATAATATAAGTAACCTAATTCAAATAACATTTCATTATGTTGAGAGTAATCATTTATAATTATAGCAGCATCAACAGTTTCTAGTTTTTTAAAATAATTCTTGATATTATCATTCATTAAATCATTATTTTTATTATATAAATAATAATTACTAAACTTTTTTTGACTAAAATATATACTATTTGATTTTGAACTACTTATAAAATTTATATTTATTTTATTTAATCCTTTAATATAAGCTTTAAAAAAACAATTAGGATTATTACGATTAAATAAAATATTTAGCGATTTACTCATTTTTTAAATTTTTTATTAATTTTATAATAAATCTAAATTTAATTATAAATATTTTTATATAATTTTTAAGGATTCATAAGTTCATTTTTATTAGGTAGTTCTAATCTATTATATTTACTTGATAAATATCTTAAATTTTTAAAACCCATAATTTTCATTATATCAGTTGCTTTTTTTGCTCGTTTACCAGTTCTACAATATACTAAAATTTTAAGTTCACGATAATAATAACTAACATCATTTTTAAATACTTCTACGTCTTCAATAGGTATATGAATTGCTGAAGGATAATGACCTTTATTCCATTCTTCTTTTGTTCTAATATCAATAATATAATCAAAATAGTTTGCCCTTATTTTTTCACTGGCTTCTTTAGGATGTATTAACTCCTTATCAAAATAATCTTTAATACTTTGTATCAATCTTTCAAAACCTTTCGTAAAACTACCACTATCATCGCTACTTATTACATCTTTATCAATATCCTCACTAATAGAGGGTTTCTCATTAATGCTATTAACTATTGAAACTATTAAAGTTATAATTAAAAAGAATACAAAAGCAACACCAATTAAAAAATAAATAAATTTCATTTATTTTTTAAGAATATTTTAATTTTATTTTATTAATTTAGGTACAATGGATGATATATATTCATCCTCCCCTCAATCAGATATCTCTCTAACCTCAAATGAAAGCAATACGTCATTATATGGTTCAAAAAAAAAGAATAAGAAAAATAAAAAGAAACATAACTATCAAGATTTTATAAGAGAAGAAACTAATCTATTTGAAATTTTTAATAAAAATTCTTATTATAAGCAACCGATAGAATACGATTCAATTAATGATGTTGTTCATAAAAATGATGTTCAAGAAAGATATATGAATTACTTAAATAACAATAGTATTCCAATAGTATTTGCTATTGGTCCAGCAGGAACTGGTAAAACTTTTTTAGCATGTTATTATGCTATACAAAATTATCTTAATCAAAATATTGATAAAATTATAATTACAAGACCTATTGTTTCTGTTGATGAAGAGCATGGTTATTTACCAGGTTCTTTAAATGATAAAATGCGTCCATGGTTGAGACCAATATATGATAATTTTGAAAAATATGTATCACCTAATTATATTCAAAAATTAATTAAAGATGAAATTATTGAAATATGTCCATTAGCTTATATGCGTGGTAGAACATTTGATAATTGTATTATAATTGCTGATGAAATGCAAAATAGCACAGAAACACAAATGAAGATGATACTTACAAGAATAGGTTTTAATTCAAAACTAATAATTAATGGTGATTTAGCACAAAGTGATAATAAAAGAAATGGATTACTTGATTTTGTTAATAAATATGATACATCAAAATCAAATAATAAAGACGATATTAAAATAGTTAGATTTAAAAATGCTAACATACAAAGACACCCTATTATTACTACTATTTTAGATATATATAAATAATAATAGTATAAATCAAAACAAAAATAATAGTATAAATCAAAACAAAAATAATAGTATAAATCAAAACAAAAATAATAGTATAAATCAAAACAAAATAATTATTTTTCTACTTAATAATTTTTTTTATTTAATATATTATAATATATTAATAATGTATGATTTAGTATTAGACCCTTCAAGATTACCAGACATTAATAATCCTAATGAAGGATTACAAGAATATTTATATGATTTTCCAGGTCAGTCTTATAGAGAAACTATTAATTTAAATAAATATGATAAATTAGATAAAACATTTTTTAAAAATAATAATATATTTAATTTCGCTTATCAAAAAAATCCTACAAATACTGATAATAACTTAGATATATCTGTTATATTATTAATTCATGGCGGTGCTGCTACTATTGGTTCACAAATTAATAAACAACATGAATTTTGGAATGATAATATATCAAATAGAAGAAATAATTTAAATTTTAATGAATTAGTTGGTATAAAAGCAAATAATGTAAGAATGTATAATGATATAGGTTTTGATGTAAAAATTATAGATAATATATATAAAATTATAATTGGAGTTTTTTATTTTAATAGTTTTATTTGTTTAATATTACTATTCTTACATTTAAATTTATTTCGCTCAAAAGTTAATAATAATATATACCCTTATAAAAAACTTTATACATTAGGAAGACAATATAAGACAATACCTAATCCTTTAAATAATGTTCACAATAATTCAGATATATCAAATACACAAAATGATAAAGAAAGTAAATATAAAAAATATTATAATGAACCTAATTTTCAATATTATATACCTAATATAAATTTAGGATTAAGTGAATCAAAATCTACATTTCCAAGAATTGGTGAAAACTATTTATGTTTTATTGTTAAATATAGAAATATAGTTAATATATATAAATTTGTATTAACTCCAAAAAATATAAAATCAATTCTTGAATATAATGATCATGCATTTAAAAATGATGCTAGTAAATTCATTGAACTACTTAATATTGCAGATATGGTTACAATATCCTATAATACTATATATAAAAAAATATTACCTGATTATGATATAAACAATGTTAAACTCCATATAAGTTTTGATTTTTTGTATTGTAAAAGTGGATTAACTATTGAAGATTTTGTATTAGATATTAAAAAGAAAAAAGATATTGTAAAATATGATGATGAATTTGGATATAGTTATGTTGGTAATTTTAAAAATTGTAAAGTTAATATTTGCGATAATATTAAATATATTGAACTAGTTAGAAATGATAATAAGCAATTACATAATAATGATGATTTTTTTAAAAATATTATAGATATAGATTTTGTTTCAAATAATTCAAATTATAGCCTTAGTGACTTCATTAAAGATTTATTATCTAAAGAAAAAAAACTAAGTATAACTATTAAACTTAGATTAAAGAGTATATTTAGTACTATTCAACATTTAAAATCAAGTGATTTTATTAATAAAAAACAATCTGGTTCAGGTTATAAAAAAATAAAATCAAAAAATACTAATACTAAACTAATAACAAATACTAAACTAAAACCAAATACTAAACTAAAACCAAATACTAACCTAAAACCAAATACTAAACCAATAACAAATACTAAACTAAAACCAAATACTAAATCAATAACAAATACTAAACCAAAACCAAATACTAAACCAAAACCAAATACTAAACCAAAACCAAATACTAAACCAAAACCAAATACTAAACCAAAACCAAATACTAAAACTAAATCAAAATCAAAAACTAAAAC